CCACGAGATACACCAGCCATTCTAGCGGCTTGTTCTGCTTCTCTAGCTCTTTCAGGTGATAGCATACCCTCTGATTCTGCATATAATCTTTCTGCTTGTTGAGCTTGGAGATCAGCCATTCTAGCAGCTTTAGGATCAGCATCTCTAAGTGCTTGTGTAACTTGTCCACCTAATGTTCCAAGCATTGCTACTTCTCTCTCTTTAGCAGCTTTTTCTATAGGAGCAAATTCTTCTGATGCTCTTCTTTGTAACTCTATCAAACCTGGTTGACCATCAGTGCCAAATAATGCAGCTTCTTGATCTGCTAATTCAAGTTGTTGAAATTGTGGTCTAAATCTCGCTTCAGCACCAAGTAGTTTTTCTTGCAATGCAGGATCACCAATTGCATTTATGTAATCCGTAATCGCCTCTCCTGGAGAGATCGGATCTGGTTGCTCTATAACTGTTTTTCCTTTTCCCATTATATTCTACTTAATTTTTTTAAAAACTTCTGTGGATACTCTACCCTTTCTGGATGACCATTTTTCTGCCTAATGCTAATAATTTTTTTATCTGATATTTCTTTGTTCTTGCTTAGTAAATCAATCGCTAATTTTTGCATAATATCTCTATTATCAGCAAATAAAAATGCTAAAAAAACCGTATCTGCATTGTCTCTATCTTCCTCCCAATTTTTAATAAAGTCCCAACCATCGTCATAATTACAATTATACCACATATGAACACCCACAACTTCATCACCTTCATACACTACCGATATTGTATCTTTAGCTAAGTGATATGCTACCATTGTGGTTATGACATCTTTATCCCAATCATCAAATACTTTTCCATTTTCCTTTCTTATACAATATCCCACTATGTCTTTTACTTTTTTAGGTACTCCATATATTTTTAACCAATCACGAACAATACTCGCTTTCATGTTATACTGCTACTAATGTAATATATCCTCCCCCAACTTCACAAAAATTATTATCTCCTGTAATCTGTATTGATAGATAGTTTGTGTCAGTTGCTGTAACATCAGTTATATCTATAGTAGTTGTGGTCATAGAGGTGCGGGTAGTGGTATCAGACCCTTTACTAGTAGCAGTAGTCCTATCTAAAATCTCACTTTCATATACAGTAATGTCTGTTCTTTGATTGCGAAGCACTACTTCAGTTGCCTTATAACCACTAGGAATATCATATGAGGCAACTGCCGTTTGTCCCAATGTCTGTGTAAATTTCTTACCATTATGAGCGCTGGTATCCCCAAAATCTCTTGGTAGTATTTTTATTCTAAGTCTATTATTAGGTGTACCTAGATTGACTTGAGCATCAACATATTTAGTATTAGCTATTTTGGTTGAGTTATCACTAGCTGTTTGGTCAGCACACTTAACACCATCTTGTAATGTAGTAGAACTAAGTATCATGCTTCCTTCTACTGCATTGGCTGCAATGGTTACTGCGCCATCATTTGCCATACTAACATCGCCACCAAGTGCTGCTGCAGTAAAACCAGTACCATCACCAATAAGTATTTGTGTATCAGCTACTGCCTTTGCGGATACTGAACCAGTTGAGTTATCATCTCTAACTAATACGGTATTAGCCGCAACCTGTTGCAACTTAGAGAATGTTACACCATCACTTGTACCTGTACTATCCTTAAGTTGAATCTTTGCTCCACTACTCCCGGTGTCTATCTGAAATGATGTTGAATCAATAGAGTCAGTAGATATTTTTGCATTGTTTACAGCATCATTTAAACTGCTTGCTGTTACTTGGTTTCCTGTACTGAATGTATTACCTGTTATGAATCTTGCCATTATGTTGCTGGGTTAGTTGATCTAAATGTTTGAGTAGCTGATGTTTTAATTGTTTTGATTTTGGGTCTACCTAAAGTATTTTCTATTTGAAACTGAGCGCCATAAGCCCTTTTATTTCCTATTCTACCACGAAGTGCAACATCTTCACCTGCCGGGATATTGCTTCCATTGTTAAATGAGCTTGCATTTCCTAGTAATGAACCGCTATCCGTGAGTTCTAAATCAATATTTTCTGTTTGTAATTTAATACTAAAATCAGATGCAGTCTGTGTCGAACTCTCTGCTTGTATTGCAAAAGTATTATATTTCTTTCTACCTATATCATTGAAAGTATACATTCTTGTTTTAGCTAAACCTAAAATTGGGTCTGCTACCGCTGATCCTCCTACAGTAGTAATTGTTACATCACTGCCTGTTAAAGCCTCATCGGAAAAATTGGCATCATCTCCAGCTATTAAATGTATACCACCATCTATATTTGTAGAATAAACACCCCTCTTTGATCCCATGCCTGCGACTATCAAATTAGTGTAGTGAAAGTTAGCTGATGAATTAATTTTATCTTCTGACTCCCATTGTCTTGTTAGGAAATTGTACACTAAAATGTGACTATTGAAATCATTGCCATCAAGTGGGACTGCTAAATAATATCTATTATCAAAATAAACTCCTACTGCTTTATCAGCAGCATCTTGATTTATCCTATCTATTGTTGCTGCTATAGGCTCTGATAGTGGAGTTTGTGTGCCGCGAAGATTGTATTCATCTAAGAACTCTAAACTATACACACCATCGTCTGATAAGAAAAATACATTTTTACCAACTTGTGCGATAGATTTTCTAGATAAACAACCAATCTCATTAGTTAAAAGTTGAGTTGTAGCATTAGGGGGATTGACTGTGTTGGATACCCTATATATACTATTTTTATTAAACACTAATATCGAGTCTTCTGTAAATGAAACAACACCTACAGTAAAATCACTAGCACCTGCATTAAATCTAAATGAAGCATATATCTTATCATATGTATTTGAATCTAATATATCTGATACAATAAGTTCATCAAATACTTTTCTTGATGTAATTGTTGCACTACCAGAACTACCAGATTGGTCGAACTGATATGGTACTATAAGTCTTCTTTGGTGCAGAATACCAAACTCTGGGCAGGGCATATGTATAAATCCTAGTCCTTGTGAAACTGCTTTTGTAAATTTGGGATAAGTGCTTACTGCTGAATCTGCGACATCTGCTACAGTATCATCAAAAAAAGTAAATGTATCAGGAGAAGCACTTGTTACTTCGGCTATTGTAAATGAAGCATTTAAAGTTAAACCACTATCTCCAACTGTAGTGCATTTAATTGAATCCCCAACGGAGTATCCATGATTTTCTAATCCAACTACTACCTTACCCGCAACTGCATCAAAAACAGTAGAAGTTTGTGTAGCATTAGCAGCATAATCTCCATTTGATACTTTGTTTATTGTTGGACTGCTTGTAATATTATTGGCTGCTAAGTCTACCTCTAATGCTATGTCTCCTTTTCTGAAAATGATAACTTTGTTAAATGCTTGTATCATTTCAACTTCTGAAGTTACTGTTATTCCAGATCCATAATTTAATGTATATGTTTGTATGCTTGAGTTTGATGTGTTGAATGTGCTTGTTTGAACAGCTATAACTGAGGTATTAGTAGCCATCAGTATGTAACTCTGATTGTCATTTGAGTTAGGATCAGAAAAAACACATGAACCATATACTTTGTTTACTGCCCCATCATTTAAGATTGGATACTTAACAGTTACAGAAGCATCGGCTGCTCCAGTAAAACTCCCTGTTACAGTTAATTCATTTGTATCTGTTTTTGTATATGGATGGTCTGAGTCATTTGGGTCAGGATTTGAAATCCCAGATACATTAGATAGATTGATAGTACCACTACTTGCATACAAACTTCCAGTTATATTTGTTATAACCAAATTGCCACTCTCAGTATCAGGATCAGCTATTGATGCATCTGTATCGTCTGCTGCTAAAGTAAAAGGTAAAACTAATGCATCAACACCAGTTCCTATAGGTGCTGATTTTATATCAGTTCCATTTCTTATATTCCATTCACCATTGCGATCAACTCTACCATTTTCACTTTTTTCTAATACCCCTATTGGTAATTGATCTGGGCGCAAACGATTATTGTATCCTATGAATCCTGAATCAAGATCTTGTAGGGTACGATCATCTTTAGAGCCATATGTTTCATATCTTGGCATTTATTGCAAATAAACTATTTTACTTTTTTCTAAATCCTCTTCCAGGGTCTGTTTTGAATTTAATAAAAGCTGACTTACCTCTCATAATAGTTCTTCCACCTTTACCAGAAAATTTTAATTTCTTAGAAGGAGTTTTCTTAATATCTTCTTTCTTGGTAGAAGTATTAGATGAAGGGGTAGTGTTAGTAGTAGTTTTATTAGTAGTAGTTTTATTTTTACTTTTGGTATTTTTACTTTCACTACCACCACCAAGCGCTTTATCAAGAATAGCAGATCCTCCCTCATACACTAAGATAGTCTTAAGTGCGCCTGTACCTTTACCTTTACCTTTGTTTCTTCCTCTCTTAAGCCTAGCTCTAGCTTGTCTGCGCCTTTCTGCTTGAGTAAACTTAGTAGCAG